GTAGAACTTCATTCTTGTACTAGCAAAATGAGGAAGATTGTTAATAACATGGAAAAAAGTAAGTGGATTGAAAAAGACGAAGATACAGATTTATATACAATTTTGATTGACTATGCACCAAGCGTTGAATGGTCTTTCAAAGAAATTTTAGGAGCCTGGAAATGAAAGTATTATCAACTTGGAAGTTTTGGATTGTTGTAGCTTTTATGGCTACAATCGTTGCCAAATGTCACCCTGTGTACGCACAGACTACTCAAATCATTACACCTGATGGTAAGTTAATCACTTGTATAACTAATGGACAGTTAATAACCTGCTTCTAATATGACTACATGGACACTACAAGATTTAGACCTATCAAACTACGAACCAGCAAGAAAGGCATTATCCAATGAAGAAATTGACGTTATCGGATTTAATCTTAACTATCCGTTCTCTATTCGAAAAATTGCTCGGGCCATCGAAATCGCCCACGGAATTGTCGAGGAGAACAGTATCCAAACCAACACTAACACCAAGGAAGATACCAATGAAAACAGTTAAAGTACCAGCTATTAAAAAGACAGATGGAAAGATTGTAAAAGCGAAATCTAAAAAGGAGAGCCACGATGACCTTAATACGGAAGGCAAAAGAGGTTTTATACTTTCAGATGGCAAGTTCGCTGGCAGGGAAGAGGCAGCTACAGTTGCTAAAAAAGCCAAACAAGTTCCTAAGACTATTAAAAAACTTCACTCCGAAGATTTGCGGAAGAAAAAGAAATGAAATTTACTAACACAGAAGGGTTGCTCATTGTAATCCTATGCGTTACATCCGTTGTGGATACCGTAGTTAACATATTGACATATATCAGGGGGTGATATGGGAGAAATTATTGAGTTTCCAGAAGGCACTGTAGGGGATGTTCCAATAGATTCAGTACTTGAGGGAGCTAAGGTATTACAGATGGTCTGCATCATGGGGTACACAGCAGATGGTAATGAATACTTTGCCAGTAGCTGTGGTGACATTAAAGAGATTAATTGGCTGTTAGATAGATATAAAAACTTTTTACAGGGGATTGCAGATGAAGGAATGGAATGAAGTAGAAGCATTTAAGGATTGGTGGATTGCTGCAGGGTGTCCTATTAGACCTCCGTTTGAATACCCAATTCATATTACGGATATGGCATACGCTTTGACTGTATATCGTAAGGGACAGTATCAAGTTGAGTTATACATTTGTAAACCCAATACAGAAACTCAAGTTCACGCTCATCCAGGTATTGAGTCATTGTCAGTTTATTTAACAGGTAATCTGTCTTTTGCTACGAATGGTGCTCCATTCCCCGACTTATCTCAATATCAAAAAGAAGGTGCAAACGGAACACATTTGTTATTGGGTAAATCATTGGAATCAATCAATGGTACCCCCCATGCACTAAAGGTAAATCAAGAAGGTGGTTCATTTCTATTATTTCAAAGATGGGCTAACAAGAAGCCACGCTCAGTAGCAGTTGAATATGATGGAGTAACACTAGGCCATAAACACGACAAACAAATTGAGGTTGCAAATGTGGAATAACGTTCAAGAATTCAGAGATTGGTATATGAGTAGTGGTATGCCATTAAGACCACCATTTAAGAATCCAGTATTTCATACTGACAATGCAATGTCATTGTGTATGTTTAGAGAGGGGCGATTTCAAGTTGAGTTGTATTTGACTGAGCCATATAGCACTACTCCACCACATACTCATCCTGGAGTAGAGTCTGCATTTGTTTATTTGGCAGGGAACATTCAATTCTATCTTGAAGGTAGGGATAACCCTGATGTTCAACAATGGCAAAAATCAAATGAAAATGGTAATCATTTTTTACTTGGAACCACTGTTGATTCTCCTGATATGACGCCTCATTGGTTAAATATTGGGCCTGAAGGTGGGGCATTCCTTAGTTTTGAATATTGGAAGAATGAAGACCCTGTTTCAGTAACAGTGAACTGGCAAGGACAAACGGTTGGAACAGAGCACGATAAAACTATAGAGAGTGTAAAACATGAGTAAAGTACAAGAGTATTACGAAGATTGGTGTGAAGAATGGAAACCTGCCGTTAAGGGACAGAATCATCCAACCAGTTATGAAGGATTTGAGGCAGGATGGATGGCTGCTATTGAAATAATGTTAGAAAAGTTGGAAACTTCTAGGTTCAATGGAAAAGTTACTGGATGAAGAAATAAGGGATATATGGTTCTCTAAGCTCATGGTTTGGAAAAAGCCTACAGAACTAGATATGCGGTTTGCAAGAGAGTTAGAGAAATATTTAAGGGAGAAGTATGATTCCAGCAATGAGAAACGCAAGAGCGACCCATGTTGATTTTGGGTTCTTGAGGGGGGTAATAGGTAGTAACCCTAACTTTATGCCATCTAATATAGATATGGTACTAGAGCGTAAAGGGAGCTTCCTATTTGGGGAGTGGAAACGTGAAGATGAGGAAATAAAACAAGGGCAAAAGATTTTATTAAAAGAACTAGCCTGGATACATCGTGTATTATTGATTACGGGTTATGTGGACGATGCTCCTCATATCACGTTGATTCAAGAGGTTCTCCCTGCAACGGGGAATCTTAAAGTAGTGGGGAAGTCTGTTGCAGATTTAATGAAGTATATCCAAGACTGGTATAAAAATGCGGAGGAAGAAAATGCAAGAACATTATGAAACAGTACAAAGAGAGCAAGAGCAGTTAGAAGTACGCCTTCAAGACTATCTGTATCAGAAAGAGCGTCTTGAATGGCAGTTAATGTCGGTAACAAACGATATTGAAAAAATCAAAGAAGTCATTGAACAATTAGAAAAGGAATTAGGAAAATGAGCTTAACAGTCAACGCAGGTAACGGTGGTGGTGGTGATTTTGAACAATGTCCAGCAGGAAGTTTTGCTGCACGATGCTACCAAATTATTGATTTAGGTCATCAGACATTTGAATGGAAAGGTGAAGCTAAAGTAGCCCCTAAAGTTCGTATTACTTGGGAACTAAACGAAATGATGAGTGATGGTCGCCCATTCTCAATCTCACGAGAGTACACAGCTTCAATCGGAGACAAGGCCAATCTTCGGAAAGACTTGGAAGCATGGCGTGGTCGTCCGTTTAGTGCGGAAGAGTTGCGTAACTTTAGTCTTGAGAATGTATTGGGTGCTCCTTGTCTGTTGGGTATCGTACATAAGCCATCTAAGGACAACTCTAAGGTCTACGCTAACGTAGGTTCAATCATGGCTCTACCTAAGGGTATGCCTAGTCCTGAGTTGGTTAATCCTGCCGTGAAGTTTGACATCGGCACCTTTGACCAAAAGGTATTTGACGGACTGTCTAGCTATGTTCAGAAGAAGATTCTAATGAGCAAAGAACTAGAAGAAAATGGTATTCCACAGAATACTAGCTCACATGATGAGCCTGTAATTGAAGACGAGACAGTGCCGTTCTAGTTTTACGGGGGAAAGCGTAAAGAAGCGAGTACCCCACCTTTAAGGGGAATTAAGGGATGAATTATTTATCAGTATGTAGTGGAATAGAAGCTGCTACTTGTGCATGGAAAAGTCTTGGTTGGAAACCTGTAGGTTTCTCTGAGATTGAACCATTCCCAAGTGCTGTGCTTAAACATCATTATCCATCTGTTCCAAATTTAGGGGACATGAATAAATATAAGGAGTGGAATCTTGAATCAGTTGGACTTTTGGTCGGAGGAACTCCCTGCCAATCATTCAGTGTTGCAGGGCTTAGAAAAGGACTTGAAGACCCAAGGGGGAACCTTGCCCTTAGCTATGTCGGAATTCTTGACCACTTTAGACCCAAGTGGTTCGTATGGGAAAACGTGCCAGGTGTCCTCAGTTCAAATGGTGGACGGGATTTTGGTTCCTTTCTCGGGGCGTTGGTCAAAATCGGGTATGGGTGGTCATATCGGGTGCTTGATGCTCAATACTTTGGAGTCCCACAAAGACGCAGAAGAGTGTTTGTTGTCGGATGTCTTGGAGACTGGGAATCTGCCGCAAAAGTTCTATTTGAGTCCGACTGCTTGTCAGGGAATAATACGAAGAGCAGAGTTAAGAAAGAAGCAACTGCCACCTATTCTGAAAGAGGCATTGCATACGGTGGCACAGATGGAGAGTGTGCCGACACCGTAACAAGCAAGTGGGCTAAAGGTAGTGGTGGGCCGTCTGGTAGTGAGTGTGGATTGTTTGTAGCCCATAAGGTATATGAAACACACCCTGCAGATAGCCGAGTCAAAGAGATGGGTGAAGTATGTCAGACCGTTACAAGTCGTTGGGGAACTGGCGGTGGGAATGTCCCATTGGTTCAGGCTTATAGTATTCGAGAAGATGCTAAAGCGAATAACTTTAGTGCTACTCCATTAGAAGTAACTCCTGCATTACAAGCTATGCAGCCAAGTGTTCAATCACACCATGCTCAGACCTTTATAGCAGGTAATATGGCAGTCCGTAGATTAACACCTAGGGAATGCGAGAGGTTGCAGGGGTTCAAGGATGACTATACAATTATTCCTTGGAAAAAGGGGGAATCACCAGACGGTCACCGCTACAAGGCATTAGGTAACTCGATGGCAGTTCCAGTTATGAAGTGGATAGGGGAGAGAATCAATGAAGTTAACAAACAAATTTAATTTACCAGAACCAATAGTCAATGCAGTACAAAACCAAGGGTATACCCCAGGTAGCAGTGATATTACCGTTACACAGCTAATCCAACCTCCTTTGATTCGTCAGTTGCGGATTAAGCACGATGACGCTATAGAAGAGGATGCTTCAGACCGTGTTTGGGCGTTGTTTGGAAGTAGTGTCCATCATCTGCTTGAAATGGCTTATAAGGGGTCTACAGTGCGTCGGGAGGAGCGAGTCTATGCCGAGGTACTGGGATGGAAATTAGGGGGCGCATTCGACGTTTTAGAGGGTTCTCACCTATCTGATTACAAGGTGACCTCAGTATTCGCTGCTAGTGGCAAAATCGAGTGGGAACGCCAGTTAAACGTCCTGAGATGGTTATTGCATAAGAATGGCACAGAAGTCACTAAATTGAGCATTACAGCCATTTTCAGAGACTGGAGACCCCGTGAGCAACAGAAGAACCCAGAGTACCCTGCAAGACCGATTCTGACCCTTCCTATCCGTATGTGGACACTAGATGAGGCAGAGGCTTATGTACAAGAGCGTATTGCACTTCATCAATTATCTGAACCACCCATGTGTACAGATGAAGAAAGATGGGCTACTCCTGAACAATTTGCTTTAATGAAGAAGGGTGGCAAACGAGCCATCAAGCTATATCCGTCACAAGAGGGTGTTACACTCGGCACAGACCAGTTCTGGGAGCATCGTCCAGCTA